AATATTTATGTGATAAGAAAAAATTCTGCTGGAGGAGTTATAAGTCAAGTTAAAGTACCTTTGTCATATGCTCCTAAACAACAATATTTATCTCGTATAAGAGAAAATCCTGATTTACAAGATGATACACGAGTGGCTATTAAGTTACCTCGTATGTCTTTTGAAATTACTAGTATTCAATATGATACTACTCGACAATTATCTAAGATGTCAAATTTTACTACTTCAACATCATCTATATTAACTAGGCAAAAATTTAATACTGCAGTACCTTATGTTATAGGTTTCCAATTAAACTGTTATGCAAAAACTCAAGATGACGCTTTACAGATGGTGGAACAAATATTACCTACATTTAATCCACAATACACATTAACAATTAAACCGTTTGCTACTGAATATCCATCATTTTTAGAAGATATTCCTATCAGTATTCAAGGAGTAGCATTTTCAGATGATTTCGAACAAGAAATAGGTGCACGAAGAACTATAATTTATACTCTAGACTTTGAAATGAGAACAAGTTTTTATAGTAATATACCAACAACTAAAGTTATTCGTAAATCGGTGGCTAAAGTATTTAATCCTACAGTAGGATTTTTGGATTCGGCTGGAGGTAGAACAGTAGATCCGGATGTAAGATTACAAACGGTAGAAATTAATCCAAATCCAATAGGTACTATAGGAATGCCAGATAGCGACTTTGGATTTACAACAACAATTTGGGGTCAAGACAGCGATGGAGGGTTCGGCTCATGAAAACATTCGATGATATAAGAGAAATGAAAAAAGGATATCATAAAACTAAAGACGGCAAAGTTGTCAGAAAAGGTTTATGGTATTATATGAATAAAAGAAAAGAAGATGGTACAAGTAGACCAGGTAAAGGAACTGTAGACGACGAGGCAATAGAGAGGTCATCAAAATGAAAACATTTAAAGTCTATTATGAAGCTAGAGGAGAAGATTCCAAAGGTCATAAACGTGCAACTGAAAAAGGTGCAGGTTTAACCCAAAAAGGTGTTGATGCTTATAATAGAAAAACTGGTGGTAATTTACAAACAGCTGTAACTGGTAAAGTTAAACCTGGAAGTAAAGCTGCTGGTAGAAGAAAATCATTTTGTGCTCGTATGGGTGGAATGCCAGGACCGATGAAAGATGATAAAGGTCGACCAACACGTAAAGCAATGTCTTTACGAAGATGGAAATGTTAATTAATGGAAGTTAAATTATGGCGGATGCAAAGATAAGTGAAAATACGGTAGTTGCTACACCTTTAAGAAATATTATAAGTTTAATTGCAGCAGCTGCGGTTGGCACTTGGGCCTATTTTGGTATTGTTGAAAGATTAAATCAGATTGAAACTAACATAACATTAATGAGTACTGATTTAAAAGAGAATACAGAATTTCGTATAAAATGGCCTCGAGGTGAAATGGGTAGTTTACCTGCAGATAGCGAACAGTTTATGTTAATAGAACATATAGCTACTCAATTAGAAAAACTTGCTACTGATATAGAAAGTGGTAATGCTCCATATGATCAACAACAAAAATTAACTCTTGACTTTTTTGAAAAAAGAATAAGTAAATTAGAAGAAAAATTAGATGATATAAAGAACGGACATTAAATGTTAGAAGTATTTAAAGGTTTTATTTTATTTTTATTCGTAGATGGAACTCCATTAGAATATACACCAAAAGATTCTTTATCTGATTGTTTAAAAACAAAAAGAGAAATAGTAAGAAACACTGGTGCTATGTCTACAAGATATTCTTGTGCGCAAGGTAAAATACAAATGAAAGAAATTAATGGGAAAATGCATCCTATAGAATTATTGGATTAAAAATGAAAAATGGTATTGATAAAATGTCACCAAAAGATATAACTGAAAATTATCCTGATGGGTATAGCAAAGCTTGGCGTGAAAATGATAAAGTAAAATCTGATTATGAATATTCACGTGATACTTATTACGAATTATTAGAAAAAGGTAAAACTTCTTTGGAAACAATGATGGAAGTTGCTAGAGAATCAGAACACCCTCGTGCTTTTGAAGTATTATCTAATATGATTAAAAATTTATCTGATGTAAATGATAAATTAATGGATCTTAATAAGAAAAATAAAGATATGGAAGGACCACTTAAACAAGTGGAACATCAACAAAATAATATATTTTTAGGATCAACTGCTGACCTACAAAAATTGTTAAAAGAAAAAGATGAAAAGGTTATAGATGCTTCAAGTACAAAGTTATCTGGGGAATCCTAATGTAAAAAGAGATGGCGTAGTACAAGAATGGACTAGTGATCTTGTAGAAGAATATGCATTATGCATGAAAGACCCTACATATTTTGCTGAAAAATATGCAAAAATAATATCTCTTGATAAAGGTTTAGTTCCGTTTAAATTATACCCTTATCAAAAGAAAATGTTTAAACAATTTGAGGTAAATAGATTTAATGTCGTTCTCGCATGTCGTCAATCTGGTAAGTCAATCTCAGCCTGTGCGTACCTCCTCTGGTTTGCCTTATTCAATTCAGAAAAAACAATTGCAATCTTGGCAAATAAAGGAGCGACTGCTAGAGAGATGTTATCTCGTGTTACGCTTATGCTCGAGAATATTCCATTTTTTTTACAACCTGGTAGTAAATCTCTTAATAAAGGCTCCCTTGAGTTTAGCAATAATTCTCGTATCATCGCTGCTGCTACTTCCGGTTCTTCTATTCGTGGCCTTTCTGTTAATCTTTTATACCTCGACGAATTTGCGTTTGTAGAACGAGCTTCTGAATTTTATACTTCTACATATCCAGTTGTTTCTGCTGGTACTGATACAAAAATCATAGTAACTTCTACAGCAAACGGTATTGGTAATACCTTTTATAATATATGGCAAGGTGCTGTACAAAAAATAAATGAATTTAAACCATTTAGAGTTGACTGGTGGGATGTGCCAGGTAGAGATGAAAAATGGAAAGAATCTACTGTAGCTAATACTTCTCAATTACAATTTGATCAAGAATTTGGTAATACCTTTTTTGGTACTGGAGACACATTAATTAATGCAGCTACTTTGATGGATATGAGAGCTAAACCTCCAGCAAAAATAGGAGAAGGTGGTGATCTTTTAGTTTATAAAAAACCAAAAGAAAAGCATGATTATGTAATGTGTGTAGATGTTGCTAAAGGAAGAGGACAGGATTATTCTACCTTTACTTTGATCGATATTAGCGTTCGCCCGTTTCAACAGGTAGCTGTGTATCGCAATAATACTATCTCACCTATCCTCTTCCCTGATATTATTTATAAATGGGCGAAAGTCTACAACACAGCATATGTCATAGTAGAATCAAATGATGTAGGAGTACTAGTTTGTAATGGATTATATCAAGATTTGGAATATGAAAATATCCATGTTGAATCTGCTATAAAAATGAAAGATATTGGAATTGAAATGAATCGTAAAATAAAAAGATTAGGATGTTCTGGTACTAAAGATTTATTGGAAAATAAAAAATTAGAAATAGTGGATGAAAATACTATATTTGAAGCTTCTACGTTTATATTAAAAGGCCAATCTTATGAAGCATCAGATGGTAATCATGATGATTTAATGATGAATTTAGTTTTATTTGGTTATTTTGTAACAAGTAGGCATTTTGGAGATATGACAGATATTAATTTAAAAGAAATGATATTTAAACAAAAAATGAAAGAAATTGAAAATGATGTAGTTCCGTTTGGTCATATAGATGATGGATCAAAATTTATAGAAGAACAAGAAAAAAAGCCAGGGTGGTATGTTGAATTTGACAACCCATATCAAGATTACTAATATTATAAATATATTATATATTGAAAACAACCGTATTATGAACCTTATAATTTAAAACCGAAGAGGGAAAAATGGCATTATTCACACCATCACAATCACCTGCGGTTGTTGTAAAAGAAGTGGACGCAACGGGAGGCGTACCCAATGTCCAAACTTCTACTGGAGCAATCGCGATACAGACTAGATGGGGTCCAGTTGAAAAAAGAGTATTAATTTCAAATGAAACAGAATTAGTCAATACTTTTGGATCACCTGACACCACAACCACAATAGATTTTCATAGCGCATCATATTTTTTGCGTTATTCAAACGCACTTCAAGTAGTACGCGTATGTACAGAGGATTCTGCAGACGGTACTGCATCAGAAAGGGCTCTTGGCAAATTTGCAGTTAACGCAGCTGCTGTCACAAGACAAAATGATTCAGCTTCTAAATTCTCTGGAATTAATGGATATTCCGCTCCACTTGTTAAAGACACAGATAATTTTAATGCTCAAGTAAGTGCATTGGATTCTGATAAGCACATTTTTATTGCTAGATATCCAGGTTCTTTAGGAAATTCATTAAGAGTTTCAATATGTACAGATAGTGCAGCATTTAGTAACTGGCCATATCAATCACATTTTGATAATGCACCAAGTACTTCCACTTTAGATCTTGCTAAGAATGGAAGAAGCACAGAAGTTCATATAGCAGTAGTGGATAAAACCGGAGAAATTTCTGGTACAAAAGGTAATGTTTTAGAAACTTATCCGTATGTTTCAGTTGCTACTAACTCAGTTGGAGCAGATGGAAGTACTAATTATGCTAAAGATGTTATCAACAATAGATCTCAATATGTTTTTATGGTAGGGTGGGATTCAAATCATAGAGATGGATTAGCTGGCACTGCTATGAATCCTCTTTTAGATTCAGCAGTGGAATTTTTGAAAGGCACTGTTGATGGAACATCTCTTGCATTAACTGGATCTAATCTTGCAGGAGACTCAGCTGCAGCATTTACACATTATGATTTTGACAGTGGAGCCAATGGTTTTTCTGTAGGACTTGCAGAATATGCTAGAGGTTATGACCAATTTGAAAATGTTGATGACGTAGAAATTGATTTTTTAATTACTCCAGGTGCACCTACAACAACACTTCAAACAACGGTTAGTAATGATTTAATAGGTATTGCAGTAGCAAGAAAAGATTGCGTTGCAGTGTCATCACCAGCTAGAGATGACGTTATTGGACAAACCAACGTGTTTAATGTAACTAATAATATTGTGTCAACTGCAGCTTCACTAACAAAATCAAGTTATGGTATCATGGATGGTAATTTTCTAAAAGTTTATGATAAATTTAATGATCAATTTATTGAAATTCCTGCAGCATCTTCTACAGCTGGTCTTATGGCTGAAACCGATCGAGTTGCTGCTCCATGGTTTTCACCAGCAGGATCAAGAAGAGGTCAATATCTTGGTGTAACTAGTATAAATTATAATCCAAGTAAAACATACCGAGATACACTATATGCTGCTGGAGTTAATCCAGTAGTTAATGTAGCTGGTTCTGGTGTAATACTATATGGAGATAAAACTTTACAAGATAGACCATCAGCATTTGATCGAATTAATGTTCGAAGATTGTTCTTAACACTTGAAAGAGCAATTGCACAAGCTGCTCAAAATGTAATGTTTGAATTTAATGATGAATTTACAAGAGCTGAATTTGTAAATGTTATTGAACCAGTCCTCAGAGATGTCAAGGCACGAAGAGGAATAACCGACTTTAGAGTTCTTGCAGATGAAACTGTAAATACTGCTGAGGTCATTGATCGCAACGAATTTATTGCTAACATCTATATCAAACCTGCACGTTCAATTAACTTTGTCACACTTAATTTTGTGGCTGTTAGAACTGGTGTTGCGTTTGAAGAGATCGTTGGCACAGCTGGCGTTTAGGGAGGTAGAAAATGGCACTAGGTAGTGTAGATCAATTTAAAGCTAGGTTAGCAGCCGGCGGAGCAAGAGGTAATTTATTTCAGGTTACTCTTAATAATCCAAGAGGAGGATTAGGAGTTGATATAGATGCTGATCTCGCATCATTCTTATGCGAATCTTCTTCCCTTCCAGCTTCTACAATAGGACTTATTGAAGTTCCATTTAGAGGAAGAAGGCTGAAACTTGCTGGAGACAGAACATTTGATACATGGTCTGTTACTGTTATTAATGACGTTAACTTTAAATTAAGAAATGCTTTTGAAAGGTGGAGTCATGCCATATCAAGGCATACTGACATTGGAGGTATACAAAATGCTGAATTGTATTTTGCTGATCTCGAAGTAACTCAATTTGATAGAGACGAATCTGTAAAGAAAACGTATAAATTTAAAGATGCGTGGCCTCAGGATATAAGCAATATCGAATTAAGTTATGCAGATGCTGATAATATTGAAAGATTTACTGTAACTTGGCAGTATCAATATTGGACATCTGATACCACTGATCAGGGCATTAATGCGGCATAATAAATAAAATAAAAATATGGAGAGGGGCTTTTCCCTCTCCTTTTTAAAGGATTTAATATGGCTGAAGATAATAAAGGTTTTAGGTTATTTGGTTTTGAGTTAAGAAGAACTCCAACTGATGATCCTAAGAAAAAACCTTCTATAGTTCCTGCTGCAGATGATGACGGTGCAGGATATATTTCTGCGTCTGGATCGCATTATGGACAATACATTAATTTAGATGGTGATGACTCTAAAGATAATGCGCAATTAATTATGAAATATCGCGGAACTGCAATGCACCCAGAGTGTGATGCAGCCATTGATGATATTTGTAATGAAACAATTGTTGCTAGTACTGAATCTGAAAAGCAATCAATTGAAATTAATATGGAAAAACTTAAAGTAAGTGAAGGAATAAAAAATCAAATAAAAGAAGAATTTGATAATATTATTTCTATGCTTAATTTTGGAGAAAACGGACATGATATATTTAAAAGATGGTATATTGATGGAAGAGTATATCATCATTTAGTTGTTAATGAATCTAATTTAAAAGCTGGTATTTTAGAAATAAGACCTATTGATTCTACAAAAATTAGAAAAGTAAAACAAGTTAAAAAGAAAAAAGATCCAGTAACTGGAGCTAATTTAATTGAAAGAGTTGATGAATTTTATATTTATCAAGAAAAGAATACTGTAGGACAAAATTATCAAGTTAAAAATATGGATGCTATAAACTCTGGTACTTATTCATCAGGAGTAAAATTAAGTTTAGACTCTATAAGTTATGTAACATCAGGTTTATTAGATGAATCACGAAAAAAAGTTTTAGGATTTTTACATAAAGCATTGAAGCCTCTTAATCAATTAAGAATGATGGAGGACTCTTTAGTTATCTATAGATTATCTCGAGCTCCAGAAAGAAGAATGTTTTATATAGATGTTGGTAATTTACCAAGAGGTAAAGCTGAACAATATATGAAAGATATTATGGCACGTTATAGAAATAAAATTGTTTATGATGCCAAAACTGGTGAAATAAGAGATGATCGTAAACATATGTCTATGATTGAAGATTTTTGGATTCCAAGGAGAGAAGGTGGTAGAGGAACAGAAATCCAAACATTACCTGGTGGACAAAATCTTGGTGAAATAGACGATATAGTTTATTTTCAAAAGAAATTATATAAAGCACTTAATGTACCAATTAATAGATTAGAACAAGAAACTCAATTTAATCTTGGAAGATCCACAGAAATAACTCGTGATGAAATGAAATTCCAAAAATTCGTCGACCGAGTTAGAGTTAGATTTGCTAATTTATTTACTGGAATATTAAAAACTCAATTACAGTTAAAAGGTATTATTACTGAAGAAGATTGGGACGGACTTAAAAATGATATTATTATTGATTATAATAGAGATAATCATTTTACAGAATTAAAAGAATCTGAATTACTTCGTGAAAGAGTTCAAACTTTAGATGGGATATCACAATATGTAGGTGTATATTTTACTAAAGACTGGGTTATGAAAAACGTATTAAGATTAACCGACGAAGAAGTTAAAGATTTACAAAAAGATGTTGAAGCTGAAGCCGAAACTGAAGAGCCTGTGGAAGAGCCAGAAGTGGAAGAAGAACCACCTAAACCTGAACCACAAAAACATAGTATTGATATAAACGTAAAAAATGGAGATAGTAATTAATGTCAGAAGATACTCAAGAAATTGAAAAAAATCCATTACAAGATTTAGTTCAACATGCTTTAGACCAAGATTATAATAAAGCAAATAAAATTTTTAATGATGTAGTAACCATTAAATTAAATGATATAATGGACCAAGAACAAGTTAAACTTGCCAATCATGTGTACAACGGTGCAGAGGAGGGTGAAGATGACGAACAACTCGAACTTGATCTTGATAACTCGGATGATGCAGGAGAAGTTGACGGTGAGGGAGAGGAGGAGCTTGAAGACGAAGCGTCCGAAGAAGAGTCCGTTGATAATGATGACGAGTCAATGGAAGACGACGACTTATCAGACGAAGAATCAGACGACTGGGAAGATGATGACGGAGAAGACAAAGAAACTAATTAAAATCTCTTGAAAAACCAATTTTTATAAATATATAAAAGGTTAAAAAATGAAAACTTTTTCTGAACTAAGAGAATATAAAAAATCATCTGGTAAAACAGTTTTAAGTAAGCGGATTGGTAAATTTAAAATGAGTATTTTAAAGGAACCGAAAGGGTATTGTGTATATATTGATGGGGATAAGTTAGATGTATACCGAAGCCAAAAAGAAGCAGAAAAGGCTGGTATGACCTTTATTAAACAGTATAAGGGAATGCGGAAATGAAATTAATATCAGAATTTAACGATAAAAGTCTTTCAGTAAATATTACTGAAGGTAAAAATGGTCAGAAAAAGTATAACATAGAAGGTATCTTCGCTCAAGCCGAAGGTAAAAATAGAAACGGTAGAATTTACGAAAAGCGCGTTATGGAAGGTGCTGTTGGTAAATATACCGATGAACAAGTTTCTAAAGGTCGTGCCGTTGGTGAACTGAATCACCCAGAAGGGCCGACTATAAATTTAGATAAGGTTTCACATAAGATCGACTGCCTCAGTTTTGAGGGGAACGATGTTATGGGAAAAGCTCAAATATTGGACACTCCAATGGGAAACATAGTTAAAGGGTTACTCGAAGGTGGAGTTCAACTGGGCGTATCGACTCGTGGTATGGGAAGTCTAGAAAGACGTAATGACGCAATGTATGTAAAAGACGATTTTATTCTTAACGCGGTGGACATCGTGCAAGATCCATCAGCACCAGGCGCTTTTGTTAATGGGATAATGGAAGGTGTAGAATGGGTTTGGAATAACGGCATTATTGAAGCTAGAACAATTGAAAAAATGCAGACTGAAATTAGAAAAGCTCCTCGCACTGATCTTTATCAGACACAGGTTCGTGAGTTTAAAAATTTCCTCTCGTTACTTAAAAATTAAACCTTAATAGGGAGTCAATTATGACTGATAATACAAATCTGGAAGATCAGGATGTTGAACTCAACGAGAATGAAGTTGAAGAAGCACATGATCCACAGCATGCTGATGCACAGGCCGTAGCGTCTGTTGATGCTGCTGATGACAAAGGCCCTCGCGCTAAAAAGCGTAAGGGTGATAAAGGCGGTCAAGACCCAATGGGGAAAGTGGTACCAGGTACACCTGATAAACACTCGGCAAGAGTGGTTAATAAGGGTGCTGAACCATTTAAAGCAGAGGGTGTTCGCTTAACAAGAGCTGGTATGATAAATTCTGCGTACCAAAAAATGAATAGTATGGCAAAAGAAGATTTGGAAAAACTCTATAATAAAGTTATAGAAGAAGATTCTACTGATGAATCAGTTCAATCTGTATCCAATGAAACTCTAGATTACCAGGCTGATTGGTCTGAAGATCTTAATGCCTTGGTTGAATCAGAAGCAACTCTTTCTGATGAATTCAAGGATAAAGCTGAAACTATTTTTAACGCAGCTATATCAACCAAACTTTCTGAAGAGATTAATCGTCTTGAAGAAAAATATGGCGAAGAGCTAGCAAGTGAAATTGAAGAAACCAAAGCTGGACTAGTAGATAAGGTAGATTCATACCTTAACTATGTAGTTGAGTCTTGGATGGAAGAAAATAAACTTGCCGTTCAAACCGGTCTCAGAACAGAGATTGCAGAAAAATTCATGAATAATCTTAAAGATTTATTTACTGAATCCTACATCGATGTACCTGAGTCAAAAGTCGACCTAGTTGACAACCTTGCTTCTGAAGTTGAAGAGTTAGAGAACACTCTCAACGATCAAACTGGCAAGTCTATCGCTATGCAAGAGGAACTCGAAGGTTATAAAAGGGAATCTATTATTAGAGAAGCTTCTAGAGACCTAGCAGAAACTCAAATTGAAAAACTAACATCTTTAACGGATAATATTGATTTTGAAAGCGAAGAAAACTTTGCTGAAAAAGTTAAAACTGTTAAGGAATCATACTTTAAAAAGGGTACTAAGTCAGTAGCCGGGATAGAAGAAATTGATGAAGAAGCTGATCAAACAGTAGAAACATCAGGTGCTATGTCTCACTACGTAAGTGCTCTTAAATCTCAAATTAAAAATTAAGGGAGCAAAAGATTATGCAAAATGCAATATCTTACGATAGATTGATCGAAAAATGGTCCCCGGTTCTTAACGAGGAATCTGCGGGTAAAATCGATGACAATCATAGAAAAGCTGTAACAGCAGCTGTTCTTGAAAACCAAGAGGTCGCTCTTAGGGAAGAAGGTATGCTTAACGAAGTTAACGTTGCAGGCAATGGCGTATCTCATGGTGATGGCGGAACTGGCCAAGCTTCTAACTGGAATCCTGTTTTAATAGCTCTAGTTAGACGTGCAATGCCAAATCTAATGGCATATGATATTTGTGGTGTTCAACCAATGACTGGTCCTACAGGACTAATCTTTGCAATGAAATCACGATATCAAACAACTAAAGCTGGTGCTGTGGCTACTGCTAATAGTGGTGCAGGTACTGAAGCTTTATTTAATGAAGCACTTCAAAACTATTCAGGTGATTCTTCAACAGCATCTTCTGATAGTAAAGGTCCTTCTGGTTTATCAGGTGTATCTGATACAGACGTTGACTCTGGTATTGATGATGCAGACTCAGCTGCAGCTTACGTTCCAGTAATAGCTGATCCGTATACTACAAACGAAGCTGAAACTCTAGGTGGTACAGGAGAAGCTTTTGGAGAAATGGGATTTACCATTGACAAAGCTACTGTGACTGCAAAGTCTAGAGCTCTTAAAGCTGAATACACTCTAGAACTTGCTCAAGATCTAAAAGCTATTCACGGTCTAGATGCTGAAACAGAATTGGCAAATATTTTGTCAACAGAAATTTTGGCTGAAATTAATCGTGAAGTTATTAGAACTATTAACCAGCAAGCTAAGATTGGGTGTTTACAATCTAATATGGCTACTAGAGGTATCTTTAATATTAGTTCAGATGCCGATGGCCGTTGGTCTGTTGAAAAATTCAAAGGACTTATTGTTCAACTTGAAAGAGAATGTAACGTAATTGCAAAAGAAACAAGACGTGGAAAAGGTAATTTTATTATCTGTTCTTCCGATGTTGCTTCTTGCTTGTCAGCCTCTGGAATGTTGGATTATTCCCCTGCCATGTCAACAAAATTAACAGTTGATGATACTGGTAATACTTTTGCTGGTGTTATTAATGGTAGAACTAAAGTTTACATTGATCCGTATGCAGATGTGGATTATATAAACGTTGGTTATAAAGGAACTAATCCTTATGACGCTGGTCTGTTCTACTGCCCATATGTACCACTAACAATGGTACGTGCAGTTGGAGAGAACACATTCCAACCAAAAATCGGTTTTAAAACTCGATATGGAATGGTCTCTAATCCTTTTGTTGGATCTTCTCCATCAGACGGACTTGCTACTGCAAGAACTAACCAGTACTACAGAATTTTCAGAGTTGACAATATTCTAACTTAATAGAAAATCTGTTTAATACTTTAGGGGGGACTTTATGTCCCCTTTTTTTATTT